GGAATGGGTCACGCCTATCTGATCAAAAACGTCATGAAATTATGGGAACCCTCGAAAAACGAGGCTCTCAGACGCTCTAGGATAGCCGAAACAATATGTCTTGGTATGATTCCTACCTAAAATATACTTCTTTTTTCTATAATTAATCTACATAACCTAGCGTTGATTCACGCTTTTTTGGCAACAATATATTTCATTTTTGCCTAGTTTTTTATTTTATGGAAACAACATATATTAATAATAGAAAAGGAGTATTAAATGTTATCAAAATTATTTTACAAATTTAAAATCGGAAGAACAATATCTGCATTAAACAGCTTGGATGATGCTACATTGAAAGACATAGGCTTACATAGATCAAACATTAGATCTCATGCTTACGAAATTTTTGAGAATGAAAAACCCGCAGAGGATCCTATGTCAGAGTTGCACGATCTGTATGTCAAGTCTACTTATTAATCTACTTCGCCCCAATTGTCGCACAACACAGAATCTACTTCAAAAGGCACTTTAAGATTTGGAATACAATTTGACATTATATCAACAATCTTATCTGCCTCCTTTTGATCTTTTATGTTAAAACACAATTCATCGTGAACTGTTAATGTTGGACACAGTCCCTCTTTGTAACATTCTACCATAGCTTTTTTTGTTTGATCGGCACTCGAACCTTGGATTAATTTATTCAAAGCTTTGTATGTAAAGGCTCTTCTGATTCTACCTTTACTACCATATTCTTTAACGGCTTCTGCAAGAGGCATTGCTTTATTATATCCATATGAATTAGGTTCCCACATATCAAACCTACATTTACGACCTAACCAGGTTCTTATCACACCATGTTCTTTTGCATGGCTAGAAGTCTTATCTGCTATTCCTTTTACAAAAGGAACTTTTTCGTGATATGTAGATAATAATTTTTCAGCTTCTTCTTCATCTACACCCATAACATTAGCAAGTTTTTTCTTCCCCATTCCATACATAATCCCAAGGTTAACTGTCTTAGCATTCTTACGAGATATACCTGCCATATCGGCTACCATCTGATGAAAGTCAGCATTTCCTTTATTATACATTTCTATCACTTGATCTATCTGAGGATGTTTATTTTCTCCTGTCAAGCTACCACAATAATGAGCTAACCATCTTGGTTCTTGTGATGCATAATCAAAGGAACCCCATTTGTGGCCCTCCTCCGGGATAAACAAACCACGAATTAATTTTTTGATCTCAGGATCTCGTGCAGGTATCTGCTGCAAATTGGGGTTGCTAGAACTAAATCTCCCTGTTACTGTACCTCCATCATCGGATCTTAAAGGATTAAAATCACAATGTATTCTACCCTCATGAGAATGATTAAGAATAGTTTCTATAAACGTAGTGTTAGCTTTGTTAAGTTCTCTAATTTTAAGAATCTTTGCCGCAATGGGGTGGGGATGATTAGAGAGAAACTGTTTTGTAAACATAGGCGACCCAGACTTTTCTGTTCTAAAATAGTGGATCCCAAGGGAGTCGAACACTTTTGCTATAGATGTGGCGACCCAAGGTTCTATAGAGAATCCAGTTTCTTTGACCACCTCTTGTAGCAATTCTTTTTCTCTTTTAGCCAACATCTTTTTGACACTTTCTGCTTTGTCTATGTTGACACGAACACCTTTTGTTTTCATGTCTAGTAAAACAGGAAGTAAAGAAGATTCTAAATTAAATATAGCATTGCATTCTTCTTTATCTAATAAAGGTCTTAAATGATCCCAAAGCTTTAACGTGACTCTAGCATCTTGTTCAGCATAAGCACCAACAAAACGACTAGGTAATTGCCACATGCCAGACTTTGCATCTACACCAAAATATTCTGCAGCTTTGTTCATCATCTTTTCGTTTTTCCACTCTCCAAGATATTCTCCTGCAAGTGAATTAAGATTATAATATCTTCTGTTTTCATTTAACAAAGGTGCTGCGATCATTGTATCTATGATCTTGCCTTGAACTTCTATGCCCTCGGCTCTAAGCCATCCTAAATCATACATAGAATTATGAAAAACTTTTTCTATGTTAGGAGTTTCCATTTGTTTTTTTAACCAGGAGAAAACTTTCTTTGGTGGTAGATTCCCTCCACCCTCATGTCTTATTGGATAATAAGCTATAAAATCTCCTGCAGCGACAGCCACACCAATTACATAACCATCTTTTCTACACCACCCTGGTCCGAGTTTTATCAAGTTAGGATCTCGTGTTTCCAAGTCCACGGCTATTCTGTCGTGTTTAGTTAGATCAGGGAAAGAAGAAGGAGGAGACCAATCACTTTCTAACCCAACGGATGCTACTTCTTTTATATCTTCGTTAGTTAAGTCTGGCATTTCTTCTGGTCCTTTCGCTTTAAACCAATCGCCCCCCATGTCTGCTAAATTATATTGATGTTTCTTTTTCATGATTTATAATCTCTCCACCAAGTGCTGCGTACCCAATGATATCAATCCAAGAATCATCATGTCCTATACTCTCTGCTAATCTAGCTAATTTAACTCCTATCATACAAGCAACTACCTCTTCAGCGGTTACCTCTCTAGCTAAAATAACAGACCAAATCTTTGCTATTCGTTCATGATTGAACTTAGCTGGCCCATATTCCTTGGCTCTCGGTCCGTTAATTAGTTTCTCTGCCTCGTCTAAAAAATGTTTTCTATCTTTTTTCATAATCTAAATCCATTATCTTTACTTGATTCTACAATGTGTAATTCTTGTTTTGCTCTTGTTGCCCCTACATAAAAAGTCCTAATCTCGGAATCTTGATCAGGACTTTCTGCACATGCTCTTGAAGACTCTAGCATAAGTAGGACATTGTCTGCCTCCCCACCTTTTGCCTTATGGATCGTAGAAATTTTTAGTCTTGGTGATCCGTTCCAAATCTTCTCCCCACTCTTCCTCACCGAATTTATGTAGGTCAACTCCTTGTCCGATACTTTTACCACTTGGTTCCAATGTGTCTCCGCTGAGACATTTAGACAGTCTACCATGTGATCTATTGAATATAATTTTTCGGGGTCTAAAGAAGTTAATACTTTTCTTCCATGTTTGGTAAACACATGAGGCTGTGTTATTTTCGAAAAGTTCTTCCATTCGCTTATCGGCAGTTGTTGTTTTTTGCATATCTTATTCCACACCTCTATTCCGTTAAGTACATTTGGGGAAATAGACCAACCAGAACCTTCTTTCCAAAAGAGATATCCACTTTCTTTAAGTTGATTAGATATTTTATTAGCAATGTAATTTGTTCTTGCAAGGATCAACCACTCTCCAGTTCTGAGGTCTACATCCATCATATCATAATGCCAAACGACTGCACCTTTTTTTGTGGTGGGTTGCCAAACTTTTGATTGTCTGGTAGAGATTCTTCCTACTAAATTTTCTACTATATCATGTACATCTAAAGGGATTCTATAAGACTGATCCAATATAATCTTATTAGAACTAGCATTTAAAAAGTCTTTAACATCTACTCCCATCCAAGAATATATGCATTGATCATCATCTCCTGCATAAAAAATTTTCTTTGCCCTTGGAACTAAAACTTTTTTAACCATGTCCCATTGCAAAGGAACTAAATCTTGTGCCTCATCCACTATCAAAAGATCTAAAACAGGACCTTCGTCTTGATCAATAAAATTTTGTATCATATCTACAAAATCACGTTTGTTCATTGCTTTTTTATAATCGTGTAATGCTCTTTCAACTACTTTGGCTTGTTGAAAAGTCATCCTACGGTCATTTGTATCACTAAACTGTTGTTCTAAACTTACACCCCGAACACGAGCCATGTTAATTAATCCAAGATAAGCATCTCCATCTTTTCCTGCTGTAAACAACACACCATCAGCCATACTTATAGAAGAATTAGCAGAAAATTCTAATCCTAAAAGTTTACCTAATCTTGTATAGTCACTTCCAAACAAAACATCTTTTCGACTTAAACCTAACCATTGAAAAGCTAGTGAGTGCAAAGTTCTAAACCAAACAAGCCTGTCATCACTAATACCTAATTTTTCTATTGTTCTAGTCTTTGCCTCTTCTGCAGCCTTTCGACTAAAAGAAACAAAACCTATCTTTTCGGGTGGTGTTCCATTCTTTATTTCTTCTTGAACAATGGATATAAGCTTAGTTGTTTTTCCCGTCCCTGGTGGACCAAATATTGTTGTTTCCATTACATCTCCAACTTTCCATGACATGCCTTGCACACGCAAATACATTTCTCTATTTCTGCATCCACCTTCTTCATACTCCTATCTTCGCTAACTATTTCTGCTATGGCTTTGTATTTTGTTTCTGGAATTACATGATGCCATTGTAGGTTTGAAACTTTTTCATTATAACCACACATCTCGCATCCTCTTTCCAATTTTATCTGATTGACGTAATCTCTTACTCTTGTCCTTGCTCTTGCCCATCTATTTGTCATTTCTGTTCCTACCTTTATTTCTAGTAGTAGGAGTTTTTTCAGAGCATAATCCTTTCGCATATATTCTGACTGCCTTTGGATGAATTTTCCAAGCCTCTTCAACCACATAATCTTCTATTAGTTTTCTATCATCCATACACTCTTTATAAGATTTAAAAACAACACCAGGATCATAAAAACCACATATTGACTTACCACCATCAATTCTAGGTGCTTCAACCAACACAATACAAAATGCTATTAATACTTCCATTAGAACGGCACCTCCTCTTCTTGAACCTCGATACTCGGAACTTGAACCTCTAATTGAAACTCAGGAATCCACCAGACTCTTACAGTTTTCCACTCTCCTTTTGTGTTTTTAAAATTTTTACTGCCATTAGCTGTTTGATTATCATTTAATTCTTTTAGTCTTTCTTGTATTTGACCACGGCTATAATTATCAAACTTCTTGGCT